GTAAAGAAAAACAAATCGTCGTGGGTACAACCTGATTTGAAACCATGGATGTATCAAACTAAGGAAGAAATTGAACAATGGTTGAAAGATAGTAAAATTCCCGGATTTGTATCAAAAGAGTTGGAAATCCATCCAACGGGAAAGGGTCTGCAGCTAGGGAATATCTTTAGTAAAGGACCTAAAGAAACTTTAGTTCAATACAATGGTCAATGGTTATTACCCGTCCGGTTCAATATGTCACCCGGAGATCTTGAATTCAATAATCTTGCAATCGAGTCAATGATAGGATTTCCTTATGTAGTACTTGGAAGAATGATCTTACATGATGTGGCAATTGAAAACTTTGAAGGATGTCCTAAACTTATACAAGGAGCTGCTAATGCATGGGACGGCGATATTGTGATTGACTCGTCTAAACCAATAAAGTCTTTTGTTGGTTGTCCGGATGTAAAGAAAATTGAAGTTTGGACTAAAGTTGATGGTATAGATGGACTTCCATCAACTTTACTTAGTTTAGGTTTATCTCATTATACAAACATTCGTGAAATCATTGGAAGATGTCCCAAATTACAAAATTTGACTTTAGTAGTTGTCAAACCTGGCGAAAATGGATTGAGACCACTTGATGTATTCAAATCCAAGGTATTGAATAAAATATTCTTCTACCCTGAAGATTGGTCAACAAATGTAATTCCTAATGAGTACAAAGAGGGTAACACTATCATCAACAATCATTTGGCATCCAAAGAAAGAAACATTCTTGCTTGTCAAGAAGAGCTAATTGACAATGGACTTAAGAACTGGGCTGACTAAGGTTCATATTGAATGTTGATAACTGGACCATATACTTCTTGAAACGGTTGAAGTTCGCCATCTGCATCAACTTCATCTAATGCCATGCCGTTCATATTGCCTAATCTTATGTTTATTTCACGAATAAGCTCGTCTCTGATATCCATTGGAGCCGATAAGTAAATCTGAACAATAAAGTTGAATGACCAGACAATTACTCGTCTATCAGTTCCTATTGGATAGTTCTCTTCGTTATTGATACCTGTTAGTTCTACACTAGTTATCTTCGTCCAGTCAAACGGAGCATCTGAAGTTTGAAGTTGTAAGACTGGGTCAAACAACATAAGTATTTGTTCAATCATCTGATGCATTTGTTCAGTGTTGCTTGAATAAACCGCTAGTTCCATATTGGCATTATACGGGATAGGCATTATTCGTTTATTCAGCCTCAGGTCATCAGGAAAAACTCCACCTGTAGGAAGAAACACTTTTCTATCTACAACACCTACACCTTTTCTTCTTTCAGGTGCTAAGTCTAAACCACTCAATGTAGCTGACATCATCGGAATGCTAAAAGTTTTGTTCTGTGTATTTCCTGACATGATTGCCGCTACTACACGGTCTCTATTTCCAACAACAATAGGAACTTGATAGATAGATGGTTCTCCGGACTCACCAATTCCAGTCACAATTGAAAGTCCAGTAAAAATGCCACAGAATTGTCTAATGTAGCTTCTTAGTTGTCGTGCGTAAAAGTATTCAGTAATCATAAATCACCTTCAAGTGCTGAGCCAAACTTATTATATCGGAAATAAAAGGGATTTTTGGGATTTCCTAATAACCATTCGTTAAGATATTCTGGATAACCTTTATTACTCATACTTTCCCTTTCGTGAATTCCTTTTGAAGACGCTAACCAAAAATATATTTGGTCATCATCATTTATAGCGATATCTTCTTTTGGTTTTTCATTCATTTCTTCTATTTCATTCGTTTCTTTATTCCATGTTTGGACTACTACATACTGAGGTAATTTTCTCCAAACTCTTTCTACTTCAGATGATAACGAAAAACCATTTATCAAATTATATCCTTCATTGATAATTTTTACATATAAATCAGTTCCAATTCCTTTTCTTTTATAAGGATCATATATAATAACATCCATTACTTGCCAATAAATTTTGGATTTTGTTTTTGAAATCCACATATAGCCAACTATATCTTTTTCTCGTTTTAGTCTATCTGCCAATAAAAAGAATTTATCATTCATTCCAAAATCATTATATTCAAATATAACTATATCTTTTTCTCCAGGAATTGGAATAGCTAATGATAATTGATTTGCATCTTTTATCCAAGATGATATCATTTCTTTATCTATAGGTTGTCCTTGAGGAACATTACTTCTAAACTCAGCAATATATTTTTTGAAAGCAATCATTATAAGTTAGTATCCTGTAAGGTTCTTTTTCCTAAGCTAACCAATGCATTACGAACTGAAGGCTTATGACTTGAGTATTCAGCTCGTCTATCAGTCTCAACATAAAGCCATCGATTTTTGATTGCACTGAACTTGTAAAGACGAGCAGGAATGTTAGTAGAAGCTTCATAGTTCAATCGATAGTAATCACCATCATTTGCAGATGTGATGTCTGGAAGTCTATATCCCTCTTCATAAGGTTCTCCGTTTGGTGGAAGTCCATTTTCAACATACATTCCGGTTTGAGAAGGTGCTATCTTATCTTTCCACATATCAGGGATACGAGTGTCTAACTCGGTAATGTCTTCACCGACTTCAGGAACTGCAGCTTGGGATTCGACACGAGTTGTTTCACTTGCACGTAACGAAGTAGTCTCGATTTGATTGATTGCTTCAAAGAATGTACCATCACTTACTCGTGTTGCAGCTTCTTGTGGCATTGGAAGAATGTCACGGACTTCAACTGACGGAATAAGCTGGATTGCTTGAAAGCGAAACAACATTGGTTTCCATTGAGCAGAATATCCATCAGCACTCCAACCGGTGTCAGTCACTTCAAGAAACTTTTTGACTGGCATCAAGTTATGGTCATATGACAGTTCAGGTGTTACTTCAAGAATGTCCCCAGTAACAACTGGTCTTCCAAGTAGTTGAACCATACGAGCAAATGAACACGTAAAGACGTATTGGTCCAGAATACTAAACCCAAACTTTCCAAGGTCTCCTACACTATCAAATGGCTGATATTGACATTTCAATGTAATGGAGTTCTGAGCATAGTCTCTATCACGGTTCTCCAAAAAGAGGGTGTCTTGAATGTTGTTGATGTTAGTAGCTTCATAGTCAATAAGTTCAAGTTTGACTACTTCCCAATAGTCACTTGCTCCTCCGTTGAACAAGAGAGGAACTATTCGCCAAAATGGAGCCGGAGAACTGCCTCGAACTGAAATCGTTTCAACGTTTGACGTATCAGGTAGATTGACAATATCAACTCGCTTCCAATCAAGTGATAACTTGATGACGAATGTATCCCCTACAGCAAACGGAACACTTCCAGGCTGAACAGTAAAGCGAGCATCCTGATGACCAAATGGAACTCCAAGTGTTGCATTCAGTGTAGATGGACCACGAATTGAGCTAAAGACTGAGAATGTTGATGCTGAAAGTGCTGTGATAAGTATAGTACTTTCGGATGCATCAAACCCTGGAGAGAGATTGACCAGTAGTCCATTTCCTGTTCCAGTAAAAGTGTAGTTTGCTTTAAGTTCTCCAGTAGCTCTATCAACACGAACTTGTAATGCTCGGTTTTGTGGAAGAAGGCCTTGTTGGATTTTGAAAGTTGTAATGTGATGAGACAACTTTGCAGCGGGAGCATGAGACGATTGACCGGTGACTGAAGACTTGACAGTTCCAAAGTTGTATCCAAGATATGCTGAAGTTGATACCACAAATGGCCCAGTTTGAACAGAGTGCCATGAACTTGAAGTAATGTCAAATGCGTTAGAAGCATCAGAACCTGCTCCTGCTCCACTCGAAAGTGGATAACCCTGACCAGTCAGATCAACTAATCGACCTTGTTCATGAACACCAAGAAGCTTGAATACATTGATTGGAGACCCGGCAATTTCAATACTTTCTGCAACAACGTTCTCAGTAAATTTTTCGTCAAGCTTAGTACAATCGTTCTGCATTGTCCAATTGCCAAAGCAAAAGTCTGCAGGTGGGACATAAGGAGTGATTTCTGCCATAGAGAGTAGTCTTTTCAGTAATGATTTTAGATGATAGAGCTATTTATTACAACTTCTATAAATAGTTCTAGCACTGGCTCGATACATCATATAGGACTTATAGTGTAAAATGGACAGAGCTTTGCTTTCAAAAAGAGGAGACGAGAGGACGAAAGTTCTCATGGAAGTCAAACACACATACGTAAAGCAACATTGTTACACGGACTTTTATACACAATGTTGCTTTACTTTATCTTTTAAGAGACCGCTATTTACATCTGGTCAAAACTTGTTATAATAACTACATATTCTGCTGAACATCTAATCTTCTGCACTGACTGCTGACCTGATGTTCTTCAATAAAGTCTAAAAGTAAAATCAATTTACATCTGACTGAAAGCAGTATATAATATCTACCGTAATCTGTTGAAAATTGAATTGATGAATTTGGGGGTATTTATGTAAAGTCTAATTTTTATAAAAAATAAATTTTACAAAAGATAAAAAATCGGTTATAATAGATACAACAAAATGAATTTCAAGGAATAAGAGAAAGTAAGTCACTTATCTTTATAAACGGATTCTTATCTGAAATGGAAGATTGGTTGCAATAACTAATCTGAGGTGCTTATACTTTGATATGCACGATATGGATACCTGCTAAATATGTATGTGAATACCTATTTGTAGCAAAGAATGATGAGTTGAACTGAGGAGAAAATAGTTTTGAAACGTTGAGAATACCAAAGTAACTAATTGGTAGTTCTGTGGAGAATAACCTAACACACTGTTTGTGTTATCTTATCTCTCTAAAATAAAATGTTGAGAAATGAAATCTAATTTCATGGATGTGGAGTAAAAAGAGAGAAGAGGTAGTATGAATAGTTTTTCACTTCTTAATATCAAAGGAAAAACTTAATATGAAAACTTCAATCAAAACATTAGTAATTGCTATCGTAACTTTGGCTTCTGGTACTACTTTTGCTTATGGTTATGGACACGGTGTTACAAATGCTGATGTTTCTTCATTCTCAGCTGCTGAAGTATCTTCAGGTAGTGTTATCGTTACTACTGGTAACGATGCCGCTTACTCAAACCAAGTTGTAGGTGCTGGTGCTCAAAACCAAGCTTCTGCTAATGCTAACTATGGTCGTCGTGATGGCGTTTCTACCAGTGCTGCTACTTCTGGTGCTTCTGGTGCATTCGCTGCTAGCCAATCAGGTGCTATCGGTAACGCAGGAGTAATTGCAGGAACTGAAGCTCAAGCCGTTCAAGCCGGTACTGCTGAAGCTTCTGCTGCTAACAGATATCGTCATCCTTCTGAAGTTGCTACCAGTGAAGCTGGTGTAGCCTCTGCTAGTGGTGCTGGTACTGGTGCAAATGGTTTTGGTATCACTGGTCAATTGACATCAGCTGCAAATGCTTCTAATGCAAATGTTTCTGGTCACCACAACAACGTTAGCACTAGTGCAAGTTCAATCGGTGCAACTTCAAATGCTGGCATCAGCTTTGGTTCTGCAGGTAATGCTGGTTTTGCTGGTCAAGAAGGTGCTGCTTCTGCTATTGTTCACTAAGATTTAGTGATAGTTAGTAGGATTATAGCTACTAAATAGTATTGTACTCGGGATGCTTATAACGTAAAGTACGTATCTCGGGTACTTTATTCTCATAATCACGATAAAGAGGAAATCTTAAAATGAAAAAAATCTTAGTAATTATTGCAATGTTG